TTAGAGGCAGATTTAGGACCTATCAAATATGTTGCAGAATTTATTTATGGTGATGAAGCAGAAAATCATTTTGATAAGGCAGTACGAATCATAATTATTATATTAATATTTGTATTTGACCCTGTTGCAGTTCTCATGTTGATATCAGCAAACATATCACTAAAAGAGAGAAGAATGAATCAGAAAGAACCTGAAAATGCTAACGACCAAGTTGCAGAGATATTAGCAAAACAAAAAAAGGTATGGAAAAAGGAAAGAGAATACGAGCAGTTTATGAATAGTTTAACCGAAGAAGAAAAGGCAAATCTAAGTCCAGATGAGATTAAGTTAAAACTTAGTCAGATTCATACATGGCGAGAAGAATATGATGATGATAAATACAAAAATAATGTATAAAAAGCTTGACAATTCGCTTAAAATGTCCTATAATGGTGTCTTATAGTGGAGGTTTATTATGAATATATTTGCATTACACGAAAGTCCTGAAGTATCTGCCGAAATGGCATGTGATAAACATGTTGTCAAAATGATACTTGAATCAGCACAATTACTATGTACCGTGCATAGAGTTCTAGATGGCACAGAATATACAGACCTAACAAAGAATGGTCGTAAGATTAAAAGATGGCGTCTAGATGATAAAGTTAAAGAAGATATGCTATACAAAGCAGGGTGGTTAAAACATCCATCTACTGTATGGTTAATGCAAAGTGCCTATAACTATAACTGGTTATATAGACACATGATGGCACTTAACGAAGAATTTAAAAGAAGATACAAGGGTGTTGACCATTTAGCAATTGCTAAGTTAGGTCGTGTTCTTAGAAACCCACCTAAAAATATTCCTTTAAATAAAAAAGGTACATTACCTACACCTGCTATGCCAGATGAATGTAAAGTACCAGGTGATGTAGTTGCGAGTTATCGCAAATATTATATTATGAAAAAACAAAGATTCGCTACCTGGAAGGCACCATCAAAAATGCCAGAATGGTATGCTGAATCTATAGGAGTTTGATTATGTTAATGTCAATATTAATTATAATTAACATTGGTGTCATTGTCTATTTCGGAACAATATTTGTTAGACTTCATGAAGATTTACAGTTTATGAATGATGATATTGCAGATTTAAAATCTCAAATCAAAGAAGTCATTGAACGAGTTGAATTAGAAAAAATAAAGTCTTACAAAACTAAAGAAAAAGGCGATGAATTTCTAGGTATATAGGAGTAAATTATGATAACAGTAGGTGATTTTTTTCCTACATACAAATTAAATGCATGTATGGGGGATAATTCTTTAGGTGAAATACTTACTGATGATTATTATGGTAATAAATGGTCAGTATTTTATTTTTACCCTAAAGACTTTACATTTATATGCCCTACAGAAATAAAAGAAATGGATAGACTTTTAGATGAAGACTTAAATGTCGTGGGCATAAGTGGTGATAATGAATTTTGTAAAAAGGCGTGGAAAGAATCTAACGACTTAATAAAAGATATTAGACACCCATTGGCGGCAGATACAGGTCTATCGTTGGCAAGAGAATTAAATCTTGTTGAAGAAAGAGAAGGTGTCTGCTTAAGAGCAACAGTAATATGTGATAAAAATAGAACGATACAACACATATCAATAAATGCATTAGACACAGGTCGAGATGTTGATGTAATAATTAACACAGTAAATGCTTTAAAGGCAGGTGGTCTAACGGCATGTAACTGGAAACCAGGCGACGGTTTTGTAGGTTAGGGAGAAAAAATGATAAAAGAAACAATATTAGAAGGTTTAGTTCAAAATGCAAAGGGTGAGATACTAAAGGCAAAAGCAAATGTTGAAGTGTATCTCAGCAACCCTGCTGGTATAGGTGAACATCCTGATGTTTTAGCTGCTATTCAAACAGAGTTAGATAAAATATGTACTAACGAAGAAAGAATAGACATTATAAATAAACACTTTAAAATATAATGCCAACATATACTTTTCATAATAAAGTTACAGGCGTTGTTGAAGATAAGATATTGAAAATGTCTGAGAAAGAACAGTATCTAAAAGATAATCCTGATGTGGAACAAGTTCACACAGGCATAAATATAGTTGCAGGTGTCGGAAGTATTAAAAGTGATTCTGGTTGGAAAGAAAATCTATCCAGAATCGCAGAAGCACATCCTAGGTCACCACTTGCAGATAGACATGGCAAAAAGTCTATAAAAGAAATAAAGACCAAACAAGTTGTTGAAAAACATCTTAGCAAAAAGAGGAACAAGTAATGGCAGATATACCTGATTATATGCGAGGTTTTGACTTAGACCAAGATTATGGTTTTACACCAGTCAATCAAAAACCTGTAGAAGAAAAGGTGGTAGTAGGTGAGAACAAAGAGACTAACTTAGAATTAGCAAAAGTAAAGTCTGATGTATCATCTATAAAAAGTATGATGAACGAAGTCATGCAAATAGTTGCTGAAAAAGATACTGTTACAAAAGAAATAACAGATGAACAAACAAAGGCAAAGTTTAAAGAGTTAGAGAAAGTTATGTTGCCTTTTTTATATAACTTAGCAAAAAGTGATGAAGATTATATATATTGGCCAAATAGAGCGCCAATAATCAAGGCACAGATTGACAAGATATTGAAACTAACTAGAGGATAATATGAATTTTATACATAAAGAAATTGATAAAAAGAAATTACCTAAGACACAAGGTAGAAGAATAAACGGACACAGATTTTACGATATAGATGGCAAAAACTATCCATCTGTAACATCCGTGCTATCACTTAGAAAGACTGAAGGTCTAACTAAATGGCGAGAATCTATCGGCGAGAAGGTCGCTAATTTTGAGATGAGAAGATGTGCAAACAGAGGTAAATCTTTACATACATTAGTTGAACAATATTTAAATAACGAAACACCATCTATAAGAGATGTCTTACCACTAGGGTTATTTAAATTAATGAAACCCTATCTAGACCAAATTAATAACATTAGACTTGTAGAAGAAATCATGTATAGTCCTAACTTAACGATTGCAGGTCAAGTTGATTGTGTAGCAGAATATAATGGCAAGTTATCAGTTATTGATTTCAAAACAGCGAACAAAGAAAGAATCGAGGAGTGGGTAGATAATTACTTCCTACAATGTACGGCATATTCAATGATGTATGCTGAGACTTACAATGAATCAATAGAACAAATAGTTGTCTTAATGGCGGCAGAAGATGGTTCAATGAAAGCATTTGTGAAAGAACCGAAAGATTATGAAGATGAATTGCAAAAAGCAATAGAGACTTTTTATGACACAGTTAATCCACAATTACAAAAAGAGGCAAAGTAATTTAGGCACTCTACCACTTTAAGAAGTGCCGGAGCCTGGTGTATGCTCGGCACACAGAAATACACCCAAGATTTTTATTATGAACGCTAAACAATTTAGTTTAAAGATTGAAGAAATCAAAAGAAACAATGGCGACATGACCTACATGGACGCTATCTTACACTATTGTGATAAAAATAAAATAGACCCAGCAGAAGTGGGTAAATATATTTCTAAAAGTTTAAAAGAAAAGATTACAATAGAAGCACAAGATTTAAATTTAATCGAAAAAGGAGGCACTTTACCTTTATGACATATGATGGTTTTGCAGTTTATAGAAAATATCTAGCGTATAAACTACATTTTACTACAGACAAGTATGATTATACAGAACATAGTGGCATGGTACATACTAAGTTAGAAACATTTACAAAAAGAAACGACAGGTATATGTTTCATAAATTAAGTGTTAAATATAAACAAGATGAGATTGATGATTTTATGATTGCAAATTTTGTTAAAAAAGATAAGGCATGGTCTGGTAGTTTACTAGAACAAGATAGTCATGATACATATTTGCAGTATAAAAAAAGAAAAGAGGGTTTTAATTATTGGTTAAAACAAGAGGTAAATGAAGTTGCAAAAATAGCTTCTCATCAAAGTGTTTTTAGAGTAGATGATGGTCAACATCCTAGACTTTTAAAACTTGTAATCGGTAAGAAGATATCTTTAGAAACTTTGTTAGTGATGGATTATCATTTAGGTTTTTTAAAAGATTGGGATAATAAAATAAAAGATAAAATTATATGGCCTAATATTTTAAAAAAGATAGAAAAGTTTAAACCGTTTTTAAGATTTAATCAAACAGAAACAAAAATAATATTAAGAGAGGTATTTGGTTAATGGATTTAGATATATTGAATATTATTTTATGCTCTATGTTAATAATTTATACAATAGTAGGCATGTTATGATAGAAGAAGATAAAGAAAAAAAATATGAATTGTTATCAAAGTATTTAAGAAGTGGCTCTGTTGTTGATGATGAAGAACTTTTTATTGAGTTTCAAAAAGATAAAGAGTTTCAAAAATGGTATATGAGAAAGTATCTATGGGATTAGATTGGTATATAAAATGGTTTGCAAGTATCGTGTTAATATTTGGCGCCGCTGTAACAGCATTAGATATGTATCCGTATAATATGTACTTTCAATTTGTAGGTGTTACAGGTTGGTTGATAGTGGGTATCATGTGGAAAGATTGGGCATTGATTGTAGTCAATATCATAGGTTCATTAATATTACTTATAGGTATTTTACACTATCATTTTTTTACGGATTGGTACTTAACAATTTATTCTAGATATTTAGAGGTCATGATATGAAAGACAAAAAGATAATATTTTTGCAAGATATCATATCACAAAAGGTTCGTAAAGAAGAAGAATTAAAATATTATGCTAAACAATTACAAGAGTTAGAAAATAAAATGTTTTTTCTAAGAAAAGAAATACAATTAACTAACTTTATTATAGAGGCAATAGAGCAAGAAAAGATAACGGATTTAAAACACTTGATTGAGGTAAAAAATGACTAAGAAAACAGAAGAAGGATATACTGATGAAGAATGGTTAGATATTTGCTACATTGAAATGAATGCTCACCACAATGATGGTTACACCATGAAGTGGTATAGAGAACAATATGAAGAAACTAAAAAGAAGATTGAGGAGAAAAAATGACATTTGAAAGTATATACAAAAAGTATGATGTATCTATCAATGGTAAAAAGACTTATCTTTATGCATTGAAAAATTTATCTTTTGAAGAAGCAAAACAAGAATTAAAAGACAGATTTAAACCAAGTAAAGTAACATCAATAAAAGAATCAAAAGAATGAAAACTGAACATGAAGTAATAGATAACTTTTTATCAAAAGATTACTTTGATGAATTAAAAAAAATTGTTATGAGTGAAGAAATATCTTGGTTTTTTAATACAAAGATAAATAAATTTCACAAAGAAGATGATTTTACAAGTTACTTCACACATAATTTATTTAATATGAACATACCTTATATCTATAGTGAATATTATAAACATTTTTATAAATTTTGGTCACACCTTAATATGAAAGCTTTAACAAGAATGAAGTTAAATTTATATCCAAGAACAGATACGCTAGAAATACATGAGCCACATATAGATTATGATTATGACCATAAAGGTTGTATTTTTTCATTTAACACTTGTGATGGTTATACAATATTAGAAGATGGTACAAAGATTAAATCGGTGGAAAACAGAGCATTGTTGTTTAATCCAGCAACAAAACATTCTAGTACTTCAACAACAAATGATAAGGCAAGAATTAATATTAATATAAATTATTTTTAAAATGAAAGCATTTTGTATAGGCAATGGTGAGAGTAGAAAAGGTTTTGATTTAGAACAATTAAGACCTCATGGCAAGATATATGGTTGTAATGCTTTGTATCGAGACTTTACACCTGATGTGCTTGTTGCAGTAGACCATGGTATATGTCATGAGATATACGATAGTGGTTATTGTCAAAAGAACGAGGCATGGTTTAGAGACTGGACAAAAGTACCTGCTATGCATTATGACATGATGATATATGGTAGTATAGATAAAATAACAAGAGATGAAATAAAAGATTATTATGATAAACATATTGAAAACGAAAGAACGAATGCTGATGAATTTGTATTTCATGGTTCTAATTTATCAGGTCTTGCGAACATTATTAAAAGTGGTAAGGCAAAAGGTAAGACAAGAGAGATAATACAACAACAGATTAATCATTCGGCAATTAGAGTTAGTTGGATGAATAAACCAGATTATTCAAACAACATAACAGACTTGATAGAAAACTATAAAAAAGACCTAGGGTGGGCAGCCGGTGCCACTAGTGGTAGAATTGCAGTAGAACAAATAAAAGATTTAAAAGAGGTTTATTTACTAGGACATGATTTAGAAAGTTATGACCACAGAGTAAATAATTTATATAAAGGTACAAATCACTATGCACCAGAAGAAGCAGGTAAGACACCCTCAGATAACTGGAAAATACAATGGGGTGCCTTATTTACAGAATATAAACATATTAAGTTTTATAAAGTAAATGAAAAACCTGTGGGTACTAGCGACCCTATAAATTGTGTAGTGGACTTATGGGTAAATAATAAAAATGTTGAATATATTACATACTCAACCATGCTTGACAAACTTAAATAAATGTTATATAATGGTTGAAACTGTTATAAATAGTTATGTAGCAATGCTACAATACGACAATACAAACAATACAATAATACGGAGGATAATATGGATTTTGAATCATTAAAAACATCATCTAGTGGTTTTGACAAACTAACTAAAGCACTAGAAGAAAACCTCAGTCCTGAGGATTCAAAAAACAAAAACAAATATCAAGATGATAGACTGTGGAAACCAGAGTTAGATAAAACTGGCAATGGGTATGCAGTACTAAGATTCTTACCAGCAACACAAAACGAAGACATGCCATGGGTCAGATTATGGTCTCATGCATTTCAAGGTCCAGGTGGTTGGTATATTGAAAATAGTTTAACAACACTAGGTCATAAAGACCCTGTATCAGAAGAAAATACCAGACTGTGGAATACAGGTGCTGAATCAGACAAACAAGTAGCAAGAAATCGTAAGAGAAAATTATCTTACTATTCAAATGTTTTAATTGTATCAGACCCAGCACATCCTGAAAATGAAGGACAAGTAAAACTGTTTAAGTTTGGTAAAAAAATATTTGATAAGATAACAGAGGCAATGCAACCTGCTTTTGAAGATGAAACACCTATAAACCCATTTGATTTCTGGAAAGGTGCTAACTTCAAACTTAAAATTAGAAAGGTTGATGGTTTCTGGAATTATGATAAATCTGAATTTGAGGGTGTTTCTGCTATCGCTGATAATGATGACAGTATCAAGGCGATATGGGAGAAACAATATCCTCTAAAACCATTCTTGGATGCCAGTAATTTTAAATCGTATGAGGAACTCAAAGAGAAACTGAATCGAGTAATTACAGGTACTAAGACTACAGACACAGTAGAAAATGTAGACCTCCCATCCACATCTACTAGTTCTGTTAAAAGTAATGATGGCGCCTCTAAGGCGACTGCTAGTGATAGTGATGATACACTAGATTATTTTAGTAAATTAGCAGAAGAATAGAGGTATCTCTCTCCGCTATCAAAAACTTTAGGGCATATCTAGTAATAGGTATGCCCTTTTTGGTATAAATAGTACTATGGCAAGTATATTTGACAAGATAAGTAAACAAACAGATGGTGTTAAAAAATCATCTACCTGGTATAGAAATGCAGTAGCAGAAATTGCTGATAAAGTAACTGCTAGAAAATTATATAATCAAGGTAGAATTAATCAAAGACCATCACAAGGTAGATTAAACTTATTTTTTTATGACCCTAAGTTTAAAGAGACACTACCTTACTATGACACATTTCCTCTAGTGTTGCCATTGCAACCTATAAGAGGTGGGTTTTTAGGTATAAATTTTCATTACTTGTCTCCTGTAATTAGATTTAGATTATTAAATCAATTGCAAAGATTTGCTAGTAATAGTAAATTTGATAAAACAACAAGATTAGATGTTAGTTATGCTAGAGTAGGTGGTTTTGCAAGAGTTAAACCTACAATTAAAAAATATTTGTATAGCAATGTTAGGTCAGGTTTTATGAGAGTAGATTTACAAGACGCCCCAACGGCAGTATATCTACCTGTACAACAGTTTAAAAAGAGAAGTGCCGGTTATGTTTACGGACAAAGTAGAGGTTAGAAATGGCAATATTTAGAGGCGGAATTAAAATATTTGGTTCAGATATTAGAATAGGGTTATCACGAAATGACTTAAATGGTGCATTTAATAATATATTAAGAGACCCAAGATTTCAAGACCCGGAAGGTGGACAAGTTGTTGTTAATGGCGATGGTAAACCAATAAATCCATTTTTAAAAACAACAAAACCAGGATTAATAAATCAGATGTTACAATACATAGCACAAGGTGAAGGTCTTGCTAGAAGTAACAAATTCTATGTTTCATTTCAATTACCTAAAGGTTCAATATTAGGCACACATGGTTTGCAAAAACAGGATGGTCCACCTACAGAAGAAACTAATGCTCTGGAAAAGGTAGGTTTTGCTACACAAGCAGTAACACAAAGAATACAAAATTCATATGGTCCTAGAGTAAATGCATTTTGTAAGAATATTACAATGCCTGATAGAACAATGACAACAGAATCAGTTATAAACGGACCAGGTGCTCCATATCATATTGTTACCGACCATACATATTCAGATGTAACAGCAACATTTTATGCAGATAAGTATTTAAGAGAAAGACAATATTTTGAATTATGGCAAAAATCTGCTTTTAATGATAGAACAAACAATTATGAATTATATGAAAACTATACATCAGACATAGACATATTTAATTTAGGACAATTTGCTGAATCTGATGGTACACAAGAAGACCCAAATGCTAGAGATGATGTAACACATGGTGTAAAACTATATGATTGTTATCCTACAAGTATAGGGGCACCACAATTGGCATATGAAGCAACTGGTGTTGTAGAATTTACTGTTACATTTAAGTACAGACATTGGATGAATTACTTTATAAATAAAACTGCTGATGTAGCATTAGGTGATGGCGGTTTTGATGGTAGAAGCATTGCTGATGACACTAGAGGTGGACACAAAAGACTAAAAGGAATGGGTGGATTATTTGGTGGGTTATTATCAGTTTTACCACCTGAACTAAGAAGAGCAGGCAGAGGTGTATTGGGTGATTTGAAAAGAAGAATACCAATTGGCGATTTAACTGGAGGAAGAGTTTTTCCCCCATTTTTTTAATTAATGTAGTGAGGATATTATGGCATTACCAAAAATAGAAACACCATCATATACAATGGTGTTGCCTTCAAGAGAGGGTGAAATAAAATTTAGACCGTTTACAGTAAAAGAAGAAAAGATTTTAATGATGGCGGCGGAAACAGGTGAACAAAAAGACATGCTTAGGGCAATGAGTGATGTTATAAAATCATGTACATATGATGTTATTATTTGTGATGATTTGCCTGTATTTGATATTGAGTATATATTTTTACAATTAAGAGCAAAGTCAGTAGGTGAGATTGCTAAATTTAAAGTTTTATGTCCTGATGACATGAAAACATATACAGAAGTAGAGATAGATTTAACTAAGGTAGATGTACATGTGGATGATGACCACAATAATAAAGTTGTCTTAGATGAAAAAAGAAACTTGGGTGTTGTATTTAAATATCCTACACTAAACACTTATGACATTAGTAAAGATATTG